AATCATTTTACTCAAAGAGCATTTGAGCAGGAGTTTGGACCAGAAGCAACTTATCCTCAAGTTTCTATTGGGTTTAAGCATATTGGAAATATGAATGAGACACTCAAGTATATGAGACGTAACGAACTCATTCATTAAGATGTACTAAAACTGTATCACGTTATACAAAATAACTTGACTATATAGTTTGTTCGGTCTATAATGACCACACGTTCATCCATATGTTAGCACTTCTGCTGGCATTCACCCTTGCCCATCATAATGACGCTAATCCTTACGATTGGCACATGTCTTGTGAAAGGTGGTTACAACGATCTACGGAAATCCGAGCAGATCCAAACCTTGACCTTCGGTCGAAGTTGAGTCTAATCGGATACCTTAAATCAAAAGTACCAGGTGAATGTAACGGAGTGTATACATAGGACGCAAGTAAGTCGCGGAACGGATCGTTCATCCTCTTCGGAGGACGCAAACGACTGAAGGAACGGGAGATTAACACTCACCCTAGTATTTCAGGAGACTAACAATGAACACATTAAATCTCATTCGCAAGCAAATCGACAAGGCAGCAGCACTGCATGATGCACAAGTCCTCGTTACTAAGTATCGTGGAGTTGATTGCAAAGTGCATCAGGCAAGTGAGGAAACTCACGGCACCTACTGCTATCGTGGTCGCACTTACGTCAAGTGATATCATGGAAGCACTACAAGTTTCTGGGATCGTATCCCTGGGGTCTGTAGCAATTCTGTCGCTACTATATTGCGAACTCAACTTACTTTTTAAATGAATCTTAGGAGGGTTGACTACCCTCCTTTTTTTATGTAAAATGGATATAGTGAACTTTTTATTATGGATGTAGAAAAAGTAAAACTGATTGTTAGAAATATGGAATCACTAATCAGTCTTCTGAAGATTGAGATTGGTGAGGAATCTAATGTAGTAAAGTTTGATGAACTTATTTCTGGAATAAAAGGAAATGAAAGTTATGAACCTGATTACTATGAGGAACCATGATGTATGAAGAACTAAATTGTTTTGAAGAAGCACTGAAACACTTCGGAACCAGAGTTGAAGTTATCTGTGCTATGGAATTGTCTCAACGCATCAGTGCTGAGGATGCCTATCAGATGATCAAAGAAGAAATGAAAGAAGTGAAAAAGTGTCGTAAATTTTTGAGGAAAGAGAAAGAAGAATGAATGTACGTTTGATTAGTGTAACCCCTGACGCAGAGAAAACTATGGGGTACGTAGCAAGGGTCTCTAACCCCTCCAATCAAGAGAACCCTAAGGTTGCAGGTCTCCTTAAGTATTGCGTAAATCACCAGCACTGGAGCGTCTTTGAGCAGGCATTCATGACGCTTGAGATTGAGACCACCAGAGGACTTGCGGCTCAAATCCTGAGGCACCGTAGCTTCACATACCAAGAGTTTTCCCAACGCTATGCTGATTCCTCCTTACTCGCGGAGAAGATCCCTCTACCTGAACTACGCCGTCAAGACACCAAGAATCGTCAGAATTCTATTGATGATATTGACCCGTTTGTTCGTCAAGAGTTCCAGATCAAAATGCAAAAGCACTTTGAGGAAGGAATGAAACTCTATCAAGAAATGCTTGATGCAGATATTGCAAAGGAGTGTGCTCGTTTTGTACTTCCTCTTGCCGTACCAACCAAACTCTATATGAGTGGTTCATGTCGTTCGTGGATTCATTACATCCAGTTGCGTTCTGCTAATGGAACACAAAAAGAACATATGGATATTGCGAATGTATGTAAAGGTATTTTTGTTGAACAATTCCCAACAGTTGCAGAAGCACTTGAGTGGAACTAAATAGTACATACATCATTTTATAGACATGGCAACATACCCCGTTATTCATAAAGAAACTGGTGAGCAAAAGGAAGTGAAACTGAGTGTTCATGAATGGGATCAGTGGAAAAAAGATAACCCTGAATGGGACAGAGATTGGTCTGACCCATCCACTGCTCCTATGGCAACCGATGTTGGCGAATGGAGGGATAAACTCGTCGCCAAAAATCCAGGTTGGAATGATGTGCTTGCAAGAGCATCTAAAATGCCCGGTTCTAAAGTCAAAAAAATCTAAGTAACCTATGCCAGCAAGAAAAAACTCAACAAAATCTGCAGTTCCATTTGGAATGAGTAATAAACAAATGAAGAGAAAGAAACCAATCAATCTAGACTTAATGAGGTCAATTGAACCTCTTACAGACAACCAAAAAGAATTATTCAGATGCTATAAGAATGATCAAAACTTAGTTGCATATGGTTGTGCTGGTACTGGTAAAACATTTATTACTCTTTATAATGCATTAAGAGATGTATTGGATGAGAAAACACCATATGAAAAAATTTATCTTGTAAGATCTTTGGTTGCTACAAGAGAAATTGGTTTTCTTCCTGGAGACCATGACGACAAATCATCTCTTTATCAGATTCCATATAAAAATATGGTTAGGTATATGTTTGAGATGCCTACTGATGCAGATTTTGATATGCTCTACGGTAATCTTAAAACTCAAGGAACGATTTCATTCTGGTCTACATCATTCATTCGTGGAACAACACTTGATAATGCCATCATTATTGTTGATGAATTTCAGAACTTGAATTATCATGAACTTGATAGTATAATCACAAGGGTAGGTGAAGGCAGTAAGATTATGTTCTGTGGTGATGCTACTCAATCCGATCTCATAAAGTCTGCTGAAAAGAATGGTATCGCAGACTTCATGAAAGTGCTTCGCATCATGCCTTCTATTGATATTGTTGAATTTGGAGTTGAGGATATTGTCCGCTCTGGATTGGTGAAAGAATACATTCTTGCTAAAATGGAACTTAATTTATGACATTTATTCATCATAATTATCTCGGTGAAATTGAACTAACAAAAAAAGAAAAGAATGGCATCCGTCTCTATAACCTTCCTAATGGAGACTGGGTGCCTTCTATTACGTCTGTAACTTCTTTTTATAACCGTCAAATTTTTATTGACTGGAGAAAAAGAGTTGGTATTGAAGAAGCAAATCGTATTACTAAAAAAGCAACTACCCGTGGAACTGACTTTCATGAAGTTGCACAGGACTATCTTTTAAATAAAGAACTGGATTGGAATAATTATCTTCCAGCATCTAAGTTTATGTTTTATCATTTGAAACCTGAACTGGATAAGATAAATAATATACATGCAATTGAACGCACACTCTACTCTGAGCATTTTGGATTGGCAGGTAGAGTTGATTGTATTGCTGAATATGATGGAGAGTTAGCTGTTATAGATTTCAAGACATCGGAAAAAATCAAACCTGAAAAATGGATTGAAAACTATTTCGTCCAAGAAATGTTTTATGCTGCTGCGTACTATGAGATGACAGGCATCCCCGTGAAAAAGTTAATTACTTTAATGGTAACTCCTGGTGGAGAAGTTAAAGTATTTGACAAAAGAAACAAAGGGGATTATATTAAGATGTTAGTACGTTACATCAAAGAATTTGTACATCACAATACTGGGTCAGATGGAGAATGAATTAGAGAAGGCACTAGAAAATAAATTCTTCTGTCCATCAAAATTTGCACAAGAAATTGAGACACTTGTTCATTCTGATGACAAGATGAGTTATATTGATGCGATCATTCACTTCTGTGAAAAGAATGCTATTGATATTGAGTCAGTTCCTAAACTAATTTCTAAACCTCTGAAAGAGAAGATTAAGTATGAGGCAATGGAACTTAATTTCTTAAAGAGAAGTTCCAGAGCAAAATTGCCTCTTTGATTCATTTTTAGGAGGAAAAATTTCCGGCAAAAATTTTGACCTTATTACTTTTTTGATGATGCTTAAAATAAAAAATGACCAACTTAAAGATAAAGCACCAATATTTGTTTGCGAACTTCCCAAGCAAATTGTTGGTGAATTAAATTTATGGGAAAGAGAGTGTAAAAAAATCAAAAATCATCCTCTTGGTTTTTTTAAAGCACACGAAAATGTTGGATATGACCCAGAATCTGAAAAAACTTATAATTCCTATCAATGTGGTATTCCCCCACAACTAGTAGAAAATTCATTTTGGTTGGCATATACTCTTAGAGTTTGTGCCCATGTATTTGGAGGTAATCATCGTTCATACTATATGAGAAAATGGGATGGGCATTTTGATGGTTATGATATTTGGGCAAATTTTGCATATAAGGGAAATGAAAATCCAATTCACAATCATGCTGGTTCAATCTCTGGTGTGATTTATCATAAAAACCATAAACATCCAACATTTTTTCCAGAGTATGAAACAAAGTATGATGGTAATAATGGTACAATGATTTTGTTTCCAAGTAATGTTCTTCATTATGTTGAAGAACAAAAAAGTAATAAAGAAAGAATTACTTTTGCATTCAATATTGTGACTAGATGATGCCTTTTGATGCTTATAAACAATACCTTTCTCTGAAGAATCACTTCACCAAGGAAAAGTATGACTATCACAAATATTGTGGTAAAAGTCGTGCTACTGTTAAGTCATTCTATAAACGTAAAGATAGATTCTGGTTTGAAAAACTAGCAAGAAATAAATCTGATAAAGAAGTAGTTGATTTCTTTATATCTAACTTCATCACTTGCACTGATCCAAGTAAGCTTTGGATAGGAGAATTAATGCGAGAAGGTGAAGGTAGATATACTTCATGGAAAAAGAGAACACAATCACTTTCTTATATTTTTAAAGAAGAAACTGAATCTATTTTTGCAGAAAACAACTTTGATAGTATGTTTTTGATCGAGGGATCAAAGCATCCACAAATACTCAAAGAATATCTAAGAGAAAATATATCAATTGAAACTTTTGTAATTCTTGATAAAATACTTGGATTTAAAAGTAAGTTTGATAAAAATTTAAATGATCCAGTGTGGCAATCCGTAAGTCTAAGGATGAAGAAGTATTCTCCATTCCTAAATATTGATGTATTTTGTTACAAAAAAATTCTAAAAAAGGTTGTGTTAGGAGATTAATGAGTTTCTTTAATTCTGAAGTTGTTCGTGCCGAAATGGCAGAAATTAGTGAATTGCAAGAAGAAATCTATAGAAATGTCTTTACCTTTTCTACAATGGATAAGGAAGACAAACTATATCATGTTGAAATGTTGGAAAGACTTCTTGATAAGCAAAAAATTCTTTATACAAGACTCAGTTTATCTGATGATCCTGAAGCAAAAGAATTGAAAAATAAAATGCTAGAAACTGCTGCAACAATGGGTCTTCCCAAAGGTGCAGATATGAATATCGTGTTTAATGATATGTCTAAGATGCTCTCCCTAATGAAAAACCAGATTGACAATACAGGTTCCGACCTGTAGAATAACAAAGTACACACAGACCAAATCTAACTAATCCGAAAAAATCCTATGTCTTTCGCAAATCTTAAAAAGCAATCTTCTCTTGGTTCTCTAACTCAAAAACTGGTTAAAGAAGTTGAGAAAATGA